GCAAGCTATATGTCTGACCACGAAAACCTAAGCATACCCACATGAGAATTCCTAGCTCACCTCTAGATCGAGAACTATTCTTTCTCGACGTCATTGAGAAGTGTTCCGTCTCCATGGCAGACCGGCGCACTGACTACGGTGGGCTACGCTCTTGGTATCTCTTTGGTAACGGGCCGGACGAAGCGCCGGCTCTCTATAACAAAATCTTTCCGCACATAGATCAGCTATCTTCTTTTCTCTACTCTGCCGAGACCACGCGGTTCTCTATCGATCTCGGTGCAGACGTAGCAGAGGAAGAACAAGCCAAGCTGCCGGTTCTAACCCGCGCACTAAACGACGAGTGGCTCAACAGCAACGCTGACCAAGTGTTTTCCTCCGCCGTGTCGTGGGCGCTGGCCTACAACACGACGTTTGTCAAACTCGTCTACCGCAACGGAATCAACCCGTACCTAGTCGAGCCAAGCACGATCGGCGTGTTGCGCGAAGATGTGCCGTACACGGACCGCCAAGAGGCGCTGATCCAGACGTACTACATCACCAAGTCTGAGTTGTACAACCGGCTCTACAGCCACCCTAGACGGGAAGAGCTGGTCAACCGCGTGACCTATGCCCAGCACGACCGCACGGAAGTTGCTAACGGCGTGCAGCGCATCATTATGAGCCAGACGGACCCGACTCTGTATGGCAACGTCAACCTTGATCTGTCTGGCGGCAATCGCTACAAAGCCCAAGTCTCTGAGCCAACCGTGCAGATGACGGAACTCTGGCTGTGGAACGACGACACCAACGACTATCAGGTTGTCACCAAGGCAGACCCTGATATCATCATCTACGACAGGCCGGGTGAAACAGTTTTCCTAAAAGGGGAGCTGCCTTTTGTGCAGGTTTGCCCCTTACCCTTGTACGACTACTTCTGGGGTCAGTCAGAAGTGTCGCGTCTGATCTATCTCCAGCAGATGCGTAACAAACGCATGACGGAGATTCTTGACCTGCTATCCAAGCAGGTGAACCCACCGTCTGCCCTCATTGGCTTTACGGGGATCCTAGATGAGAAGAACTTCGCTCTTAACCGCGCTGGAGGAATTCTCTCTACCGATATGCCAAATGCGAAGGTTGAGAAACTTGCACCTCAAGTCCCGCCCGACTTGTTCCGTGAGATCCAAGAGATCGATGGAATGTTTGAAGAAGCATCTGGCATCGTCTCTGTCTTGCAAGGCCGGGGTGAAGCAGGGGTAAGATCTAGCGGTCACGCCTCGCAACTTGCCCGTCTGGGGTCATCCAGAGCCAAGAAACGGGCGTTAGTGATCGAAGATGCGCTGGAAAAGATGGCTACGCTGTATCTCAAGCTGATGCAGTGCTATTCCGACACGCATTACACCGACATCAAGGGCAATCGGTTCATTGCAGAGCAATTGCCTAAGAATTACGCCGTAAAAGTGGACGCACACTCCAATTCTCCAATCTTTATGGAGGATACGAGGCAATTGGCGTTCAATCTCCTCAAAGCAGGTGCAATTGACAAGGAATCCTTGCTAGACTTGCTGGAACCGCCAATGAAGCAGCAGTTGAAAGAGCGTCTCAAGAAGATGGAGGCCGCTCAAGCCCAGCAAGCCGCTATGCAGCCTCTTAAGGAGAAGTAATGGCAATGCAAAACACCACCCGCACGGGTGATCAGCCAAGAATTACGACAAAGACATTGGACAAACCTACAACTCCATCCTTGACGTATCGCACACAGACGAATAGGATGGGCAATGCAGGAAATTCATCCCGCATGACTCGGGACTATTCCCGAAAGTGAGGTTTCAATGTATCGCACCAGCAAACGCGGTCGTAAAACCCGCCGCTAATTGAGTTTGATGGGTATGGCTGCTTGCCCTTACAAGTGGCCCTCTTTACTTGGAGTATGCCATGCGCCGTGGTCGTAAAGCTCGTCGGAAGTAATCCGACCGTAACAGGTTTCTGAACCGGCCTGCGGGAGGTGGGCGATGAGCCTCCCACTTGACTTTTTTTACGTTTGAAGATACAAGGTCGCACATGAGCGTACCGTCAGAGAAATTAATGGAGTTGATGAAGGGCGACCGCAGTGCCGGTGCGCCTGCGCCAACTCCTGTCGGGCCTTCCACTCCGGAGTCCCCGCCAATGGCTTCGCCAATGTCTACGCCTGAAAAACAACAGGGTACGCGCGAAGCTGCAATGATCAACGTATCAATTGCGCTAGACCTTCTTGACCAATCGCTTCCCGCTTTGGGAGCAGAGTCGGAAGAGGGGAAAGCAATTCTTGAGGCATCTCGTAAGCTGGGCGGATTGCTAGGTGGCAAGCGCAACCAGACTGGAGAGTTGCAGCAATCAGAAATTCTGCAAATGTTGCAGACGCTTCCTAAGGCCGGTGGAATGACGCCGGAGTCGAAAGCTATTCAGTCAGCCCCGCCGCCGGGAATGACGCCACCTGGCGCTGGCGCGCCTAAACCTCCTCAAATGGGATAAGACATGGATCTTTTTAAACCAAGGGGTGCTGCGTCTCCCCGTAGTCCGACGACGGACAAACAAGAGCATGGGCCGATTGTCAATCAGCCTCGTTTCGCTCACCTCGGTGGCCTCAAGGGTCCTAGCGTGATGAGCAAGAATCGTATGCAGGTTCAAAAGCCTGCTGACGGCAAGAAAGTAATCTAAGGACAAGGTAGAGGGCAACCATGTCTTTGGAAAATCTTTCTTCTGACGCACGCGACGAACTCGCCGCGCTTGCACAACAATTGGCCGAGAACCCGTCTACCCGCAAGGATTTCCTGCGGATGACGAAGAAGGTCAAGCCTGATCTTCCTATTCCAGAATTGGAAATTGAAGATCGCACTACCCAAGTTCTGACTGCCGCCGAGCAGCGCGTGCAGGCTCTGGAAAACAAACTCCGTGAAAAAGAGGCTGTTGAAGAGCTGACCAAGCGCCGCGAACGACTCAAGCAAAAAGGTCTTGCAGGGTCGGACGACGAGGTCAAAGAGGTAGAAAAGATTATGCTTGAGCGCGGGATCACTAACCATGAGACCGCCGCTGAGTATCACCAGTGGATGAAGCAGTCTGCTACGCCCACTCCTTCTGGGTACAATCCACAAATTATTCAGAAATTTGATCTGGGTAAATACTGGAAGAACCCAATCAACGCAGCAAGAAACGAAGCTGTCTCCGCATTAAACGATCTGCGTAGACCGAATCGTCCTATTGGTTTGTAATGCCTTACAGCAAAACCATCACCCAAGTCTGGAAATCTTGTGCCGTGTGTGCTCAGGATTTCTTGACGAAACGGTCTTACCAAGATCGGGTGATGACTTGCTCTGTTGAGTGTGGTGGCAAATACCGCTCTGCAAAGAAGGCCATTGAACTAACTTGCGCGAATTGCAGCACAAAATTTTTTCTTGCGCCTAGCAAACGCAAGGACAAAGAACGTGCATTTTGTAGTCAATCATGTGCGTCAATATCCAACAGAACTGGAACTGGTCAGGGCTGGAAAGTTGGTGTTGATGGATATGTATTTATGACTGAAAATGGCGGCAAGGTGCTTCAGCACCGGGTCGTGATGGAAAAATTCCTTGGACGAAAACTTGCGGACGGGGAAAACGTACATCATGTAAACGGTGTAAAGTCTGACAATCGAATTGAAAACCTTGAGTTGTGGAATCATAAACAACCCAAGGGTCAAAGATTGGAAGACAAATTGGTTGCTGCAAAGGAATTGTTAGAGCAACACGGATACGTTGTATCTGATTGTTCTAGTGTCTTTGTGAGCGGTGCTCTTAACGGGGCGCTGCCCCATCTTTTTCATTAAGGAGGCGTTATGCCTATAGGCGGTGGGATCCTGCCAGCCACTGGGTCAACTCAATATACAGAGTTAACCTATGTGACTCGTAGGGCGTTTATTCCAAAATTAGTTGTACAACTTTACAACTCGACTCCTCTCATGGCCGCGTTGATTGCCAACAGTCAGCAAGCCAGCGGCGGTGTTTCCTCGGTAACCGTGCCTGTTCAGGGCGCTCAGTTTGTTAACGCTCAGTGGTCGGACTACAGCGGCTCGTTCGCGCAGCCGTCTGTCCAGCAGGGTGCGTACAACGCTGAGTTCAACCTCAAGCTGATGATCTCGCCTGTTCCGTTCCTCGGGATGGAAGGTGCGGTTCAGCAAGACGCTGCCATCATCCCGCTGATCGAAGCGCGGATGAATGACACGACGAACGTGATGTTGGATGCAATGGCAACTGCCTTGTACAACAATACCACGAACACCCAGCAGTTTATCGGACTGCCTGCTGCAATTGACGACGGTACGAATGCCCAGACCTACGGCAACATCAACCGTACGACTTACACCTGGTGGAAGTCCAAAGTCTACAACGCAGGTAACGTCAACCCAACCCGTCAAAACGTCTTGCAGTACATCTCTGGTACTGTGAAGAACGGCGCTGAAGTGCCTTCGTTTGGCGTTTGCGGCTTTGGTACTTGGACGCTGCTGGCTCAAGACTTCGTCGGTCAAGAGCAGTATGTGATCACCCCGGGATCGGGATTCGATGGCGACAACAACGGCCCTCAGGCAGCGTTCCGCGCTCTGATGGTTGCTGGTGTGCCGATCTACCCAGATCCTTACTGCCCAGAAGGCACGCTCTACTTCATTAACACCAACTACCTGTCGTTGTACATCCACGATCAGGGTTCGTTCGTGTTTACCGGGTTTGAGTCAACCCTTCCTAACTGGCAGATCGGTTATGTCGGCGCAGTGCTGATGATTGCCGAGTTGGTCAATACCAAGCCCAAGTCTATGACTCGGGTTGGTTCCTACAACTCTCTGTCGCTGTAAGGAGTAAGTCATGGCATTAGCCCTTAACAAAATCCTTATTGCCGGTGCTAACACCAACACGGCTGGTGCGTACTTCACCACGACGACGATGATTGCTCCGGCCACTGTGGCCGGTAACGTCATCCCTGCTGGTGCATACCTGATGTTCCCGGTTGCGGGTACGACGGTGTATGCCAACAACGGTACTGCTCTGTCGCTCCTGTTGGCTAACAACACTGGTGGTTTCATCGTCTCTGACGGTGTTAACGTGTTTGCTAACTCTGCTGTTGCTGCCAACACGGTTACGTTGTTGACGGTTAACGGTGGCGTGGCTGTAAGCTCGACTTACACCAGCTAAGGAGTAGGCATGGCAAATCCAAATGCAGTCAGCTCAAACACCCCAGACTTTTTCGGTAACTATGCTGTCGGTCGGGTAACTGGGGTTTCGTTGGCGACGGTTGGAAATGCTGTGGCGGCAATTCCTCTTCTCCAGGGCGGTCTGACAAACTCAGGTGCGCTTGCTGGATCTGGGGAAGTGATCGTTCGTCGGGTTACTGTTCAGAACCCCAACGCAAGTGCTGTCTTTGCTAACGTGAGCATCACGACTAGCAATGATGGCAATGCTAGCAATGCAGTTGTTTCGACTGCTTCGTTGGCAAACTTGTCGGCTGTGAACAGGTTTCAAGACTTGACGGTTGCCAGCCCTTACGCATTGACCACCACCGTTAACGGCGCTAATACGTCGGTTCTGTATGTCAATGTCTCCAACGCAGCATCTGCTTTGGTTGACATTCGAGTTTACGGTGAAGTTGTTAGTTTTTAATGGATGTATTTGTCACAAATTGTACAGACACCGGCTTAGTTGATCGCTTCGCCGGTGTTGACTACAAGTTCCCAATAAATGTTCCTGTTCAAGTTCCGGTAGCGGTTGCTGAACACATTTTTGGGTACGGTGACGAGAACAAGTTGCCATATTTGGTCCGTTTAAACTTTACCAAAGATTCTACGGACGTTGGACAAGCTCTTGAAAGGCTGGCTAGGTTCAAAATATCTAGGTCAGCCGCGCAGGACCGCAAGCCCTCTGCGGTAGGCGTAGTACCCCTGCCCGTCAAGAAAGCAGGGGCGGGGGGAACGGTCTCTTGAGGGTGTAGAATGGCGGGACTATGGCAACCCTTAACTCGTACATCACCGAATGCAGAAGGCTTCTCCATGACGCAAATGGAAACTTCTGGTCTAACGACGAACTCACGGACTACATCAACGATGCCCGTGAACGAGTGGTACGAGATACTGGGTGCTTGCGAACCCTCCAGATTTCCGCTACACCACTGGCTCCAGACGGAACGGCGGCAACCATCTGGTCTGCTGGCCTTGCTGTCTCGACTGGTCAGTACATCTTCTCAAACATCTTTATCTACCAGGTAACGTCAGGCGGAATTCTCGACACAACTGCCCCGCCCTACCCCGCATCTGGTACAAATTTCCCGCCGTCCACGCCGTTTACCAACGGCACAGCGACGTTGCAGTATGCTCAGAACGCTGAAGTTATACCGTTTGCGGCGCTGCCTAACGGCACGCAGACTCTGGATGTGCTTAACGTAACGATTTACTGGGGTAACTCCCGTATTCCGTTACGTTACCTGCCATGGACTAACTTCAATTCTCAATTGAGATACTGGCAGAACTACGTTGGTAGGCCGGTGTGTTTCTCAACGTATGGTCAGCAGCAGTTGTACATTTCTCCTGTACCGGATCAATCGTACAGCATGGAAGTTGACACTGTAATCTTGCCTTTGCCGCTTTTGTTGGCAACGGCAGGGGTTGCAGACACAATCATTGACCCCTATACAACCCCTGTGGCGTTCTACGCTTGCTACAAAGCCAAGTACAAGGAGCAGTCTTACGGGGAAGCAGAGATCTTCCGCCAAGAATACTTGCGTCACACCCAGGCTGTACTAGCCTCCACGTTCACACGCAGGATTCCAGACCCCTACAGTAGTCCGTACTAAGATGGCCTCACAAGAACAGAAAAAGTCATACGCTGTTCTCAAGAGGTTTAAGGGCATAAACACCAAAGCCCAAAGGACTGCTATTGAGGAAGACGAGTTTTCATGGCTTGAGAATGCTATGCCTATCGGCAATGCAAACATCAAGATCACCCCTGCTCCGTCTTCTGTCCTCACTAGCTCTAACACTGCGGTCACGTTTTCCAACAATGTGACCTATTTGACCTCTACCAACCTTGGTCAAACCGACTACATTGTAGGTTTTGAGGACGACGGTAGGGCGCAATACTACAATTTCGGCAATGCAACGGTAGCAAATGTAGCAACTAGCGCTACGTTCAGTAACGCCAGCGTTTCTGCCGCGCAGTGGAAGAACGAACGCCTAATTATTGGCGATCCTGACAAAGGATTGTTTAGTTGGGACGGCAACAGCGTTGTGTCGATAGGATCTGTGGGTGTTTTGACCGTCACAGACCCCGGCAGCGGATACACATCTGCCCCAAACGTAGTGATCAGCGCCCCTAACGACGCTAACGGGGTGCAGGCCACAGCTACGGCCACGATCGTGACGGGATCTGGTGGGATCAGATCTATCTACGTTACGTCTGGAGGCTCTGGGTATGGCGCAGTGCCTAATGTCACGATCGGAGCGCCTAATTTACCAGGCGGCACGCAGGCAACTGCGGTTGCCAGCATTAGTGGCGGGGCGGTTGTATCGATCACTGTTGT